TTCGCATTGAGGAGAAGAAAGATCATACTCACTTTCTGTTCCAAAAAATTTCTTTCGATCTTTATAACCGTTCATCTGAACAAAAGGAAAACCAGGCGAAGTATCACGCTTTACAGCGTTTACATATACCTCACCATCTATTCCTTTCACTGCTTCTTCAAAAGTATAAACACTTTTAATATCAGCAGTTATCATATCTTTTGAACGGTTAAATACCTGGGAAATTTCATCCACAAGTGCATCTCTGGAGTTATCAATCATATCCTGTCGCAAAGGAACAGGAATATTTCCTAATCTCTCCAATCGATACACTCGTGGGTCAAAGTCTTTGCCATCAACTTTAGTCTTATATAAAATACAAGGCTTAGTCTCTGGCTGTTTATAGGATGCATGCGCCAAAGAGGGAATCACTTGTGATTTCCCTGGTTGGGGCAGTGGTTTATTCAATGAGCCTAATCTAATAAATTCAGCCTCTTTAGGAACCTGTCCTTGCTCCTGAGGAAATTCATTCAACTGAGTTGTAATAACTTGATTGAACTTCACCTCAACAGGAAACATATGCAAAATTTCATGCAGATCCTCTTGATACACTGGAGTGGCAAAGCCTTGTCCAGTTCCTTCAATCCCTGCAATATGAATTCCACATATCTTTCCTGGTCGTATCATTGTATTTCTCACAATCAAGGGCGCACCGCACTCAGTGCTTTGCGTATCCATATTGTAAGACCATACATCTCTTACGTAACGAGCAAGTTGCATGTTATCATCATACACCGGAAGATTATCTTCACGTCGTAATTGACTATGTCCTTCAGAAAAACGAAGCAATAATATCGATCTATCAGAATCCTTTAATCCATTCTTAGTTAACACGGGCAACATAACAGAAGTTACATCCACGCGATTTACATCAGCACGCTTTACAAAATAAGGCAATGCATCAGTATGTGTAATCGCAGTAGGAATAGAAACTCCCATTAAATCCCGTGTATAAACTGGACCTCTGGATTCATCTGGTGATTGATATGTTTTAACATTTTTCAAGACTTCGTCAATACGACATTCAAAACTTCTTTTCAAAACTACAGCTTCGAACTAAACTGTAGCGTCCTTATCATTTCTCAACGCTGCTTTCATTGAAGATATATAGTGGCGTGGCATCAATGCAACCTTACCCCTTATGAACATAAC